GATGAGGAACAAATAGTGGTTCCGGGTGCAGTTCCATCCAAATTTTTAGAAGTAGAATACTTTCCAGATGAGTATTGGGAAATACACCATGCTCTTGCAGCAGAAAGTAAAATAGAATGAAGATATGCTAAAGAATGCCATTTCTAGTCTGACCGGTATCCTAGAATGTATAGTGTAGGTGCGGCACTAGCGATGCGCTAGGTAGTTGAACAGTCTCCTGAGGAGATAGATTCTAATTGTTGCAATTCCAGTTATAAGTGCCGAGAGTATCATGTTTGCTTCAATTGGAACCAGCACCCCAAACAGTGGGAATATAAAGAGTTGCAGACTAAATGAAACCATGTAAGATATGGTAACATTTGCGAGTGCTTCTAAAAAAGAGCTCATGCGTGACTGACCCATCTAGCACTCTCCTATTTTGAGTATATGGTAATGTTATTTAGTGATCTAGTGAGTCATCGCTCTTTACTATTGAATGCTCAGCACCTGCTTGACCTGTGTCCATTCTACAGGAGCATAGCCGTGCGCATCTACTCCCACATCTAGTCGTCGGATTGCTGGGTCATGCGGGATCTTACCATGAGCGTGCCCGTGCAGCATCACTGATCCATAGTACTGCGCTTCCCAGCTTAATAGTGGAAAGTGGCACATGACCACCTTGATACCGTCAAGTGTTGTTGAGTAGAGTGGTGGGAGTATATTGAAACGGCGGCGCATCTCCATTGAACCAGAGATGGTCTTATCATGATTTCCCAGTACAAGATGCTTGCGCCCATTTAGCGCGTCAAGTATGAGATGTGCCCTTACAGCAGGGCACAGGAATACATCACCAAGAATGTAGATATCATCCTCATCCGATACAGCACTATTCCATCTCTCTACAAGAGCCAGATCCATCTCATCTACTGTAGACCATGGACGCCCACAGTACTTGATAATGTTTGCGTGTGAGAAATGAAGATCTGAGGTAAAGAAAATCTTGGACATTTTAGAATTTGATTGTGAGCAGTATTCGGGTTGTTCGACCAGGTCGCAGTTGAAGCTTAGCACTTGCGGGATTGCCTAAGAGGGATGTTTCAAAGTTTGCTATGTCAATTCTGTTTAATCTAAAAGAATAGTCTTTGTGCTTGAAATTATAGAGATCAGTCGTGCTTGTAGCAGCTCCATTAGCCTTTTGACAGCCAGAGTAGGTTAATCTTCCTCCCCGTGAGAGGGTCTCCGACCATAGCTCATGCGCCTTATCCAGACAGCCCGAGATGGACGCGTGATATTCAGAGATCCGCTGTTGTTCGCACGACTCTTCATCCTCATTCCTCATGCACACTGAGGTAATAAAAATTAATTCGTACATAATACTGCCCTCTGCAATTGCTACATTTCTACCGCTATCTCTGACCACTCCGCTGGTGGTCACTATGCAATCTCATCTTCTCTCGCATGAGACTTAATTTTAGTTTAGACGTTTGTTGATTCTTATAGTATATTCCAGCTGCATAGATGACCCTGAACATCCATACAGAGAATAGCCACCTGTTACACAGACTCCAGTGCTGTCGTAGCCACCTCGGCCATGGCTGTGTGTGGCACAGCCAGAAAAAAGCATGGGGGCCACAATTGCTAAGATCATGGATTTTTTCATGGTGCACAGAATCTTGGTAGCGATTGGCATGATTGAATCTCGTTTGATTTGAAAATTCACAGACGTGTGCTAATTTGAGCGCACAGCTGAGATGGTTCCAGGGACTCAGGTTCATCAATCCCCAACATGCTAGCCTGGTGATTCAATTTTGTCCGATTAGCCGGAGCCACAGCAATACCCTTGGCCTTCTTCACGCTCTCATTCCAGATAGGACCAAATGAGAAGCGAACTCCATTAACAGCAGCTACCTTGATACGGCTACCTTTGGGGGAAGATTTAATCTTGAGAGTAGGTTTGACGGGTTCAGCTGTTACAGTTGAAACCACCACAGCGAAGACGGCCTTGCTCTCTTGTTCAACTTCAGAGATAGCCTGTTCCACTAAAGTGGAAAATGCTGGATCGTCGCCATCTACTCCTGCTGGAATCTTGGAAGCCACTCGGTTGAGGTGGTCCATTGCAGCGCCGGCGTTTTGAGCATTTTCGATACCCATGATAGAAGCGATTTTCTGCAGCATGATAATCTCCAAATAGTTGCGCTAAATTTGATTAGACAATCAGTCTTTGTTTATCTAACCGTTAATAAGATTATAGCCTGTGTCCTGGAGAAAGTACACACGTCATAGGTGACGGAGTGTTAAAAATTTAACACTCTTACTTGATCTCAAAATCAGATCTGTTCTTACCTTCCAACCACTTTGGAGTCTTTCCTCTTCCAGACCATGTCTCACCTGTCAGAGGATTCTTGTATTTTGCTTCAACTTTCACCGAAATATCAGAGAAAATATCATATGGACTTATTGCATACAGCTTGACTTGACGTTTTATATCATCGATGGCGCGTGATCTCTCTAAGTCACGAGTGTTCTTTATTTTTAATTCTAATTCTTCACGCTGTTTAATTAGTTCTTCAAGAGAGTGCATGAACTACCACCTTTCTTCAAAGCTACAGAGTTTCCTTAAGGATTTATCACGCATATACTTAACTAGCTACTTCCTTTTGAAAATCTTAAACTATTTATGCAGTTGATTTTTAGAATATCAATCAGAATTTTTGATTATGAAGCTGCTGTATGACAATTATACCACGCTCTGTAAATCTTTAGAACTGATTAAGTTTTTTCATAAAAACCGGGGATATTATATAAATATATTTGATAATGCAATATCTTCATTATCAAAATAAATTAATTTAGGAGGAAAAATATGGATCCACTATTTCAAGTCTATACTAAATTAGGCGAAATCGAAACGAAAGTTTCAAATAGCGTCTTTGAGAACTACAAACTTTCAGTAGCTCAGACAAATGACATCAATAACCGCGCAATGCAAACTGCATTTCACACCGATGCCACTCTTGCTGGAATCAAGCAAGCTGTAAATGATGCCAACACCCAGAACATGCTAGCATTTGAGAGACTCAACAGCGCCGTTCAACTTGCCGCTGCTCATACCAATGAGGTAGCCATGGCAGAAGGTGGTGCTACTCGTGCATTGATTGGCTCTATTGATCGTGAGAATCTAAATCGTCAACTAACAGATCGTGCAACAGAGGTTATCGCTCTACGTGAAGGTTTCCGTGGTTGGGAACGTGACTGGGGCCGCCTAAATGGAGCCTATCAGGCTGCATCAGTAAGCAATCAGATTGCCGCTCTAGGAAGCCAACTTCAGAGTGTTCGTCAAGGTGTCGTAAACACTGGTACCATGACAGGCACAACCCAAACTTCTAACCCAACCAACATCGGTTAATACCTAGGAGGAAATAAAAATGGCAAATGGAATGGAAGGGGTACCCACTATCCCCGTCGGCAGTTTTACAACTGATCCAATGTTTCAGTTATACACCAAGATGGGTGAAATTGAAACAAAGGTGTCTGACAGTATCTTTGAGAACTACAAACTTCAAGTTGCTCAAACAAATGACATTAACAACCGTGCTATGCAGACCGCATTTCACACCGCAGCCCAATTGGATGCTCTCAAGCAAACCGTAAATGATGCCAACACCCAGAGCATGCTGGCTGCTGAGCGTCTTAAATCTGCGATACAGCTATCAGCAGCTCATACTGCTGAGGTCATCATGAATGAGGGTTCAGCGACCAACGCAATCATTGGTTCTATTGATCGTGAGAATCTTAACCGTGAATTGACAGACCGTGCAACAGAGGTTATCGCTCTACGTGAAGGTTTCCGTGGTTGGGATCGTGATTTTGATGGCCTAAATGGTGCCTTTCAAGCCGTAGGCGTAAGCAGCCAGATCGCAGCTCTAGGCAGCCAACTCCAGAGCGCTGGTCAAGGTTTTGTTAATACCGGAATTGCAACTGATACCACTCAGACAGCTAATCCCACTAATATTGCCTAACCAGGAGCGCAGTCATTTATGATAAGGTATTACCCACCACCTTACCCATACTGGAATGGCTACTCATGCTATCCATGCTATCCAAGGTACGCGCGCTATGATGTCTACTATTCTCCGTTTTTGAGATATCCGCGCAGCTACTATCCGTATGGGTTCCTAGGGTAGAGTTTTTATTTAACGCGATGGGAGGATTGAGGCTCTTCCCATCACTTTAAAGGACACATCATGCATAAGACCACACAGATCGCACTAGCATCAACACATACACGCACCATAGAATCATTTAGCAAAGAGTGTGCTGACTCATTCATGAAATTCTTTGAGTCATTTAGGTCTTATACAGTGTCAGCTCTAGGATCACTTCCAGATGTGGTGCATTTGGGTGAGTGGGTTTTACAGCGCATATACGATATTTGCTCTATTGTAGCGTTGCACTATGATGCCATTTGTGCAACCAAGTTTTATTCATTTTTAAGATCATTTACATCTCTTTTAGCATCAAAAATAGAATCATTACAACAGGGAGAGAGCATAATAGGTGTATCTCAATCAGATCTACATATGATAAATTCTCTGACGTCATTTATGGAATCTGTGAATCCTGTTTATTGGAAGAATGAAATAGTAAATCCAATCCTTGTAAAGATATTCAATCTTTGGCTGAATATCTTTATGGCCAGAGTGGCTGAAGAATGGGAAATGGAAGCATCCTACATGATGTCCGTGCGTGAAGAAACAACCAAGCTGGCAGATATTTTTTCAAGTGGAATAGTTGCCAGATGCCCAGACACGTTCAACATAGGAGCCGAACATGCATAGCATTTATTATTCTCCATACGGATTTTATACAAGATACAGCATGCCATGGTACGTTCCTGGCAGGGGTATGTGCACTAACCCATACTGGTGCTACACACCAGCCATAGTTGACAGCCAAATACAGACTGCAGCGCAAGACATAACGAACACCGGTACCATGTCTGGTACCTCACAGTTCATCAATCAAACGGCAATTTGATCATGAACAACGGCAGTCTTAATAAACAATTAAGAGATATTAATGCTGCAATAGCATTTAAAAAATATTTCGGCAAATTAAATGGCAGGAGTGTGGATGAAGTTCTAGCACTTGCCACTGCAGCATTGAATAATAATGCATCCGATGTTTTTTCTATTGACATTGGTGGCGGTGGGATTGGTCCCACGGGTCCAACGGGTCCTCAAGGAGAGATTGGTCCAACTGGTCCAACTGGGCCAACTGGGCCAAGTGGGGGTCCAACTGGTCCAACAGGTCCCACCGGTCCTCAAGGAGATATTGGTCCAACAGGTCCCACCGGTCCTCAAGGAGATATTGGCCCTACCGGTCCTACTGGCCCTACCGGTCCTACTGGCCCTACCGGTCCTACTGGCGGGTTAATAGTTCCCGTTACAATTGTTAATACGACTCCATATCTAGCACAGCCTACAGATTATTTTTTGGGAGTAAGCGTTGCTGGCCCAAGTCAAGTATCACTACCACTGGCTCCAGTTGGTACGATATACATAGTGAAGGATATTTTTGGGGCTGCCAACATAAACCCCATCACCGTAACAGATGTTGCGCTAATTGACGGTTCTCCTATAGCAACAATCAATTCATCATATGGTAGTCTAACCTTTGTATTCAATGGAATACAGTGGAGCATAATTTAATAGGGATACTATCATGGCATACCGTCTTCCACTAGCAACCGTTTCTAGCCCTGGTACCGTACAGGTAGGATCAAATCTATCAATTACTCCTGCCGGACTGCTATCATCAAACGCTGGCGCCGGTGGAGCTATAGGTTATTTCTACAGTACTGCCATTCAAACAAATCCAGTTCAGAGCGCTATCAATACTGTCTCATTTTCAAATACTGTACTTTCGCAAGGTGTCTCCTTGGTCGCCGGCACGCAACTCACGGTAGCTGCAGCGGGTAACTACAGTTTGCAATTTACTGTTCAGGCTGATAAAACCGATGCGGGTACAGACCTCATGGACATTTGGCTGCGCCGGAATGGTATAGATGAAACAGATTCAAATACATCTCTGAGTCTGGTATTTAATAATGCGGTGTTGCTTGCAGGTTGGCAGTATTCACTTGCACTGGCAGCAGGTGATTATGTAGAAATCATGTGGCAGAGTTTAGATACAAATGTGCGCTTACTTGCAACTGGCCCACAGATAAATCCGGTACGGCCAGCAACTCCTAGCGCGCGTGTCACACTAACTCAGGTATAATCATGCTACCCGTGCACAGAATTACTGTTCCAGAATTACTGTTATCCCAATGACTCAAGATTGAATGGAGAGACCCTATGTCATACACCAATAACCCAGCATCAATACTAGCAGGATCAGGTATCACAGTCACGCCAACTGTTGGTACAGGAGCAAATACTGTCACCATAAGCGCAAGTGGTATAACTCCACTTGCAGTCAGAATTGCTGTTACAACCCCAGTGGCTGTAAGTAGTACAACTGATGAGGTCATCAGCGTCCAAGTGCCTGGACCAGTCGCTGTGACTGTGACTCTGCCAGCCGGAGTTGCTGGAAAAGTATTCACCATTAAGGATGGATTAGGTCTTGCCGCTCCCGCTACTCCTATTACAATAACTCCAGCTGGTGCTGATGTAATTGATGGAGCAGCCACGGCGACTGTAAATGCTCCATATGGTGCACTTACGTTGGTTTTTGATGGCAGTCAGTGGATTCTAATATAATCATGGCTTACAACAGACCACCACAAGTAACACTAGCTGGAGTTGGATTAAAACAGAATCCTTCCCCTTCTATTACACAGCCACCTGGGATTGTTCCCGTTACATTAGATGCCGACATAGCAACCACCACCAGCCTCGGTGTTGTTAAAGTGGGTAACAATATAGATGTCACCCCAGATGGAACAATATCTGTTACCTTCCCATCACCAGAGCATCCATGCAGAGCAATCTTGGTCACCACCGACTACACGGCCTTGACATCGGATTACTATATAGGTGTAAAAAGCTCCGGCCCAGTAAACGTTTTTCTACCAGATAATCCAGAGGATTGTATTCAGCTTGTTATAAAGGCTGACATGGGTCCCCCACTAGGAACTAGAAAAGTGACCATTGTCGCTCAGGGAACCAGCACCATTGACGGTGACTCAACTCGCGTTCTCACAGTTCCCTATGAATCCGTAAACTTAATAAGCCAAGGAAATTCTTGGCATGTAATCTAGAGGAGAAAGCAGCATGTCATATTTAAGTCAACCAGCGTCAAAAACCTCTTATGGGGTAACCCAAATAGGAGACTACATCAGCGTAAATGCTGATGGTGTAATTTCCATCCCCCAGGATGTATCTACAACTGCCGATGTTGTATTTGATGAGGTCGCGGCAACAACAGCCCTGACTCTTGATGGTAAATCAGTTATTACCACTGTAACCCCAACAGCGAGCGATGGAATCTCTCTATCCTCGGTCACAACATCTGGTCCAAGCTCAACCTTCACTATTAGAAATACTGGAGTGCTGACACTGACCGCAGGCCCAGGCATCACTCTGAGCGGTTCAACAGGCAACATCACAGTGTCTGCAGTTGGCGCTGATCTTATATCAGTTGTTGGAACAACCTCTAACTATACTGCAACAGCAAATGATGAATACATTGGCGTCTCAAGTGCAAGCGCAGTGACCATCACTCTTCCGCTAGGTGTTGCTGGTCGCGTCTATACCATAAAGGATGAGTATGGGCAAGGAAGTGGTAAAATCACTATAGCGCCTCAGACCACCGAACTTGTCGATGGCAAACCTAATTATGTTATCAGTGTCCCATACCAGGCCATAAGCGTTGTGTTTAGAGCCGGTCAGTGGAGAATAATCTAATCTACAGGTGCATCATGTCGTATACCAGGCAGCCATCCAACTCTATAGCATCGGCCAGCAGCCTTGGGCTGGTCATGATTGGTGATGGGCTGAACATCTCAGATGATGGACTGCTCTCAGTTAAACAGCAGTCAGAGGTCTCAGACTCTCCCTCATCCATGCGAGGGACCTGGAATCCAAAGTTAATAAGTGGGCCAGGAGGGGCCGCAATTCAGACCGAATCGCTGGGAAGCGACTACACGCGGTTTGGTCCACTTCTTTTTGCTTCATTCGATGTGAGAGTAATCAGTATAAATGAATCTAAGAAGCAGAGCTATGTGATGCTAGAAGGGCTTCCATTTCTGTCATCAAAAAACGGAGGAGAATACTGTGGTGGAGTTCACGTATCCTATTTCAACTCACTTTCACCCAATGTATCATCACTGTTTGGTTCTGTTAGACAGCAGAGTTTCTCATGTGATCTGTGGTGTCAGCTAACAGAGAATACTGAACTAATAAAATTACAGAGAGCCCATCTACTACAGGGCTCCCGTATTCAGGGATACCTATTAGCCAGCATTTCGCACTAATTGTAGCCGCAGCTGCCAAGCGGCGGGATTGAAATTATCATCAATCTGCACCCACTCGGGAGAGGTGCATTTCTTAATCCACCAACCATTATTCACGGTTCTAAACAGGTAATTGTATTCCTGTAGATACATTTTTTCAGCATCCGACTCATTCCATACTTCATAGAATTCACCAAAGTCGCGATGATATGCCTTGCACTCGTCCAGAGTCTTACCAATACAGCTCAGCTCTCCCAACTCAACTAGTGCAAGAGCTGAGTCATAGGAGTTGTAGAAACGTGTAAGAATGCGTGTAATGTTAACTGGATACCCATCAAAGTGACAGTATACATAACTAATTGAACCATTCTCATGTTCTACGCCAATGTTGCAGTGTGAAGACATGCATCACTCCTTATCTAGTTGATTGAATACAATTGGTTTTCCTGCTTGTTCTAGCATTTGAATTATGCGACCTTCTCTAATTCTCTGTCCTCGGCCCTGTCTAGCATTGAGACACTCACACACATATTCACGGACAACTTGTAGCTGGGCTAGTGAGAGTTCGACGGCGCGTGTTTCATCATTGGGAAAATTAGGATCGTGAATTTTGATCATTTAGTTACTCTCATTAGTTAGCGGTGAGGAGGTATTCTGCACGACGTTCCCATGCACCACCACGAGCAGCAACTTTAGTAATAGAAATCAGCGTACGAAGGCTGAGTTCCTTGGCTTCGTCCTTCATCCGATCAAGGAATTCAACGGCACTGGTCTTGGTCTGCTCGGAGTACTCTGGCAAGAACTCTTCAGTCATGATAAGTGCGCGCATGCGCTCAATCTTTTGAGACACATTCATGGAGAGATCCACACAGATTGCCCGGCTGCGAATGGCTTGGTCGATCTTGAAGAGTGGAAGATTGCTGATAAAGATTACCCCACCCTTGAATTCAAAGCTGCGTGGCAGATCATCATCACCAAAAGATTCTGCATTCCAGCTGATTATGCGACGATCATAGGAATCAAGAGCACCTTTTAGCAGATTGAGTGCAACTGGGTCTTTGAGCACGCTGTCGCAGTCATCGAACACGATAATACGATTACGATTTTCATAGAGAGTACGGTAGAGACCTTTGGGAGTGCTGAACCCTTTTACAACCGAGTAGACCTTGCGGCTCTGAGCTTCTACTAGAACGTTGTCCGATGAGAGGCCAATGGCATCGGCAGCATTTGTTAGCCCAGCGAGAGCGAGGGTCCGGTTTACCGTGTAGGTTTTTCCAAGACCACCTTCACCTGTAACAATCAATGAGGCGCACGTGCGATCAGCAACCATATTCACGAAGTCACTCAAGAAATCAAACCGCTCGTTGATACCAAAGCGATCGACTGGCGGCTCATTGTTCTCTGTTGCGGCTTCGGCAGCTTTACCAACTTCTCGAACTTGAGAGACTCCCATGCTAGCAGCTTTGTTACAGCGACCAGAGGCAATAACACTGATGACATAATCTTTGTTAGGAGAGGCAGCGAGAACTTTACCAGCGTAGGAAGCAACCCATTTGTTGCTGCGACTGTCAAATGAGAGAGTAGCTACATTTGCCATAGTGTGTTCCTATTGATGAGCTGATATAAGAATTATAACACAACTACAGAGAATTCCCTAGAAAAACTGTGATTTATGTCACAGTTTTTCTGCTGTTCTGCAAGCCATGCTTCGCGCTCTGCCTCTGCCCGAGGATTGATATAGGCAGAATCTAGCAACAGTTGGTATGCAAGTTTTTCCAAATTGGAAGGCCCGTGTCCGAGTTCGGCACGAAGTGGCATTTTTTCCAGCTCATCAATGCAGGCCCGCACGAAATCAACGTGCATTTCCATTCCTGCGGGTCCAAGTGCCTGTAGGAATATGACCGGTGCAGTACCCTTTGGCTGCAATTTGTTACGCAGTCGCTGAATCATGTCCATTATTGATCCTTTGTTTGTCGATAGAGCTATTATAACATCGTCCTGGCAAGCGGGCGAAGAAAAATGTGAAGTAGTTCACAACTTAATAACTTCACCAGTCTTCACAACCCACCTAAACCACGGCTCTATTACTGCTGAATCATCTAAGTGAGACCAGAAATGAAGCTCGTTAATGTTAAGGGACTCATACCAACTTCTTTTAGCTGCATGGCGCTGAAATACAGTATTAAATATAGCGTCTCTATTCGATCTGATTCCCACATACTTTACGTCGACAACCAAATTAGATAATTCTCCAAAACCCTCACCTAAGATAACATCACAGTATTTTCTATTATCTGGAGTGGCTCCTCTCCGGCAATATTCCCATTCTATAAGAGCTCCCTTTTTAATTTTATCTAGCGGTGCAGAGAGCCTGTCCAATGAATTCTTAATAGCCCAATCATTAGTAAACCATTCATTAAATTCAGCAGATTGTTTTGCCTGATGCGCACTAATAGTACCAAAGAGCTCATTTAATTTAGAATTCATTTTACTTCAAGATTTTTTAAGTTTAACTATTTCAACATTACTGAATTCTGTACCAAATGTAAGATAATCATGCGCCACCTCAACCAATCCCTTTCTTTCTAGGCTAACACACGTTACGATCGTGCAGAAATAATTTAATTGTTGGGATGAAACTGTGGTAGAAAATTGACGAATAGATCCTTCTGCTACGCTCAACATCTCGGATAGGAGAAGTAGATTCCTGGTTGAACTCTCATCATCATGAAATGAAGATTTTTCAACATATGAGCTCAGTAGTGAAATGTCATCATCACAGAGGCCGTTGAAGAACTCTTTAAGAGTCATGTAAGGATTATTCATCAGCCGCAGGGCAGTGGCCTTGACTATAGAACATACTCTAGAATCCTCTGCCACCTTGGGCAAACAGATGTACGTGAAGTTTGTATTTTCTTGAAAGTCTTCAAAGTCCATGATGCTTCCTTAAGGTAGAACGAGAAAATTTTTCTTTCTGTTTCTTCTGCATTTTTAGAGCAGAAAAATCATCATCTATTTTTTTCTTAAATTTCTTTAAATTTCGTAGTGGGACAGATTCGAGAGAATTTAGAGCATCTTCATCATCTAGATAAAATTTTACTTTCATTGTCGTATTAGCGTTTGATTAAGCGGTGTTGAGAATGTATTCGCCACTCTTTCGAAGTTGTGTTTCTAGTGAGTGAGCTGCAGCCTTACCGCGAACTATCTGCAGAATTTCTGGAATAAAAGCATCAGGCCCATATTTACGTATGCTCTTGCAGAGTTTCCAATCTCTATTTTGATTAAGAGCTCGACCAACATGGCGGCACCACCGAGCGGCGAGTGTTTCCTGACCACTTCGATCAACACATACTGAGAGTCCAACGTATTTTTCATCAGTAACGCTGTTGGTAATCACGTAGATAATGTGATTACGATCACTGCGACGTTTTCTTTTCTTGACTGTAGATTCCATGTTAGAACCTATGGGTTGTTTGATGTTAGAGCTATTATATCAACGATATGAGAGTGCGCACACGGGGAAGTGTTAAATTTTTAATAAATTTCACGGTTTAAATTTGATGAATCCCAGCCAGCAAGCCAATCGTCCAAAATCTTGAGTATAGTTTTTCTATCACCATTGGCTTCATGAATTAGGGCCGAGACACGCGCATCAAGAGCAGGCACTCTTTTCTTCTCGGCCAGATGAGCCTCAAATCCCACAGTCCATGCAAGTGTCTTGGTTGCCATGATAGTTGATGATGTTGATGTTAGATCTATTATAACATGAATATCAACCTGTACCCGCATGGCTGCGTGGAGTGTGAACTACTTCACACTGTTTCTAGAGCGTACTAACCTTTGCAGTTATCGTGCAGCTCGTAGAATTGCTCTCGGCTCAAAGGATTATCCCAGTGACGAGAATCATAAAATTCAGATTCAAAACAGAATCCAAACGCACCTATTTTAGCTCTAATCCCAGTGTGGCACTTTCTAACACTGAGATCAAAATTAAAAGCTAATAGACTTGAATCTCTATATAATTGAAAATTAATGAATTTATTTTTAGAAATAGTTTTAATACATTTGGACCAATAGAGTTGAAATTTTTGGCTAAATGGATTTTGTACATTAACAGATAATGAAATCATGATAGAGTCTCCTATTTGACTGTCTCTGATCTAATTAAAATACGCCTGATAAATTATGTCAATAAATTCATGAGCTCTGTGGATTTTGAGCGAAGAGTGTCCTTAGTTGCCTCAGCCCGCGCCCGCGCGCTCTCAGTCTCTGCTTTATCAAATTTGGTAGCACCTATTGCCTTGGATATTTTCTCTTCATACGAGTGTTTTATCTGGCGCAAAAAATCATGTTCATTGCTAATATGTTTTAAATCGCCGTGCCCAAACATATTATTTGCACTGAATGCCCGGGCTAGAGCTCTAATGCTTGCAGCTAGATCACTGGCCTTAATATCATCCCTTTTCATTCCGGGATTCTTCTGTAGTGCGGTTGGTATCTTTGGTTTGCTGGGTACAGCAGTCTGTCCCGCATCGGTACGCGCTCTATTATAGAAATAATCAAATATGTGGTGAATAAATTTACCAAAATCAGTTGATACTGTATCAACGTGATCGACTTTTTGTTTCTTAAATGGTACCAGCATATCCCCGGAGTGCTTGGCTTGAACTCCCATTCCACCTATACTAAGATTGAGTGTTTCAGCAAGGGCACTGTACATGAATCCAAGGAGAGCTCCCTTTAATCCATGCTCAGGTGTCATTCGATGCGTGGTCCAATCCTCAAGCTCTGTGAACGTGGTTATGAGATCAACCTGCACCCATTCATCGCCAACTTTAACTATTACTGCCGCACCCGCTAGAGCTGAACCCTCAGGCTTAAAGACATACTCTGGCCGCTTTTCATTGATGAAAGCCTTAACCAACTCTTGGTAGTGCGTCTTGTTCTTCTCCACAGAGGTTCCTTGTAGCCGTGGAATTGTAAAGATGATGTCTATGTCGCCGTATTCTTTGGTTGGTGAAGCGATTGAATCCCTGTGAAAGTACGCACTAGAACCAACGGTCTTACCAATCTTGATTGGTTGTTCACGCTCAGATTTTAAGAACTTGTTAAAGTCTCGTTCAAACTTATCACGCATGATTTCAGCGGCGGCTCTAGCAATGTGCGGAAACAGCTTGGTTGATTGCGTAACCGTGCTAGCCCATCCACCTTCAAGTAGCACATCTCGTGTCTCGTCAGCTTGGCTATTTTCTTTTAGCTCAGTCTCAGAATCTAGACTACTAGATGTTGGATTAAAGCCTAGTTTTCCTTCAAATAATTCTTTAAGTTTCATGAGCCATTCTCTCAATGCAGGTATGAATACTACTATCTATTTATTAGTAGAAAGCAGAACGGAGAGCTCAAGTTCTCCATTCTGCTGTAGTTCATTTTAATAGGTTAAACTGCTGCAATCGCTGTCGTCATTGGGATGCGTGATGCCGCGGCACTTACTCTGTTGTTGACAACCAAATTTGCTGGATTGTTATTCACAAATGTCAGATACGAGTAGATGATAACAGATCCGGTCACTCCTTTAATTGCAAAACCAGTATTGCTTGCGGTGGTTGAGTGAGCAAACGTGCATTCTGCTACTACAAAATATGCATTAGCTGCAACATCAACTCCATTTGCATCAGCCTGATTATTCTTAAAAGAAGAGGCTCTAGATAGCAAACTTCCACCGGTAGCCACTGAAGCTACCGTGGCGCCAGTAGCCTCAAAGGTGCAATTTGTGCAGGTAACATTTGCTCCTAATCCCATAACTGCAGCTTGGGCGGATCCGCTAAAGAAATATCCACCATTTATTGATCCATAGGCATTCTGTACTTCTACAGCATTCTTGTTGCCGTTATTGGTCTGAATATCAACATCAACCCATTTCATTCGATTGTTCGCCGCTCCCACAGTTGCGTCAAAATCGGTGGCGGTGTTGTTCATTACGATGCCCTTACCGTTTGTGGTGTAGATTCTAACTCTATCTAGATTAAGAGCCCCGCTGAAAGTGCTTCCGGTAAAAGTTATAGCATCTTGTCCACTGGGAACATTCAAGAAAATGTTCTCAAAAGAGAATGGGCTGTTTCCTGGATGTGCCACTCTCCTTGAAGGAGTAATGGTTACTGCTGTCTGAATGATAGTGCTCCATTCAAATCCAGAGAATCCTACAAAAGCAGTTCGAGGTCTAGTAATGGCTAGGGCATCAGTATAGGTCCCAGGCATAATCAAAATTGTGACACCTTGTGATGAAGCAATAGTGGCTTCAGCTACATCATGCGCCTTCTGTATGGTCGCAAATGGCTTACTGAACGATCCATCTCCAGTGGTATTGTTTCCATTTTTTGCGACAACGAAAATATTACTCAGTGTGGGAGTATTACTTAGATCGGTAAAGCTACCACTAGTAGCTACTGTGGCAAGTGAAGGCTTGTTTGTTAGATCCGCATAGCTGCCGCTGGTAGCCACCGTGGAAAATGCGGGTTTGTTATCTATGTTAGACCAATCTACGATAACGCTGCCATCAGGGGTCTTCCTAACAGGACCGTCAATGCTACCAGTAACAATCACTGCTTTACCAGCGATGGCACTTGCAAAGCCTAATTCTACAGTGTTAACTCCAGTGACCCTGATACTATCGGGGATAATAACATGGTCAGTGGTGTCATACACCATGACAGTGATGTCAGTGGTATTCAAATCATGCTGAATCTCCCAGGTAGTAGAAGCAGGTGATTGTGAATGCTTATATGCAGTTAACTCTCTGGTGAGTGGTACCCAGACATCTGATGGTGTTGTGTCTATACAGATATAGAGCACATCATCCACAAATGCAATATGACCAACTGAATGAGCTACAGGAAAGTTTGGTAGCTGTTCAATTGTTATGTTGTCTGAGAATTCAGCATTTAAGAGTTTGTTGTTTAATAAATTAATGTCACCATAGACCTTCATAAGTTCTCCGATAATTAAAATTCAGCTCGCACGCCCCGGCGCATGATACCTATCATGCGCCGGGGGGACTTTTAGGTAGAGACGCGTTTAGAGAGAATTTGGGAAATTGCCTCAAGACCTTGACGATATTGAGTTACGGCAGAATCTGCTGAGATTCGACGAGCAACAAATTCGTTGCTAATGACTGCACCATTAGCTGTGACAGCATAGGATGGACTAATTGTGCGACGACCGACTCGAATTTTTCCAGTGAAAGCAAGAGTACCGTTTGAAAGTTGACGATCTGTTGAAACCAGCTTCAGGCCAGAATCTAGTAGAGACTTGAATTGTTTAGTGCGTTGAACGGCAGCTAGAGTTTTAGCGATAGACATATATTTTATTTCCTTATATCTTATACAATGATAATTCCAGACGGTGCATACAGTCTGGTTTTGAAGCTCAGCTTCAAATCTTATTTTACATCTAGAGCTCTAGGAATCATTCCAAGATTATCTAGATGAGAGGGTGGCTCCCAACCTTCTGGTTTAATCAAGTCTGGGAAACCATACGGATTTGGACGACCGGGCTTAACGCCTGGATTCTTACTCATATTGGCAGCGTGCACTCGATTCCATGCGGTATATGCATCTACACCAAAAGCATCAAGCGTTCCTATGGCAAAGACTATACCATCTATTAGAGCATCAACTACACCATCGGCATCCTTGTTAGAGAATGCTGCATGGGCTTCATCTACTTCTTCTCTCACCATGTCTAGGCGAAATTTTAAGTAATCGCGTAGTTGAGAATCAGTGAGTCTATCTACTACCGGATTAACCCCAAATTTAGCGTGCATGTCCTCAATGTCTGCTGGCCAAAAAGTTACTTGGTTATCCATGTATGCCTCCATTTAAAAGTAGTTAGTTTGCTCGTGCAATTATCCAAGCTGTTCTTTCAGCATCTTCTTTAAGAATGCGCTGTACGTCTTTCAAGATAATGGCCAGATTCTCTGCTGGATCAGATTTTCCAAACAGAGTTCTATCCCAATGGTGTGCGTCACCCCACTGTGATTCAACTGTGGTCATGGAAACCAGACGATCAACATGTTTGGAGACTGTTTGAGATACTGCAGCCACAGTGCTCTGCACAGAGAGGTCTTTTGAAAAATCACGCTCAATATCAGCTAGTATGCGATCTTTAAATCTTTGGATTCGTGTTTCTAATTCTGTGTGTATGAAATACTTTAGATGAAGCGCCCCCATTTCTAAGGCGGGAGCCACATAACTGTCGATACCGCTTGGTTCAACAATTAGGAATGTTAATCCACTTGATAGTTTCTTGGCTAATTCATCTCGAGTAACACCATATCGCACACCACCATACAGTGCCAACTCGGCAAATCCATCAGCTTCTTCAATCTCTCGTGAGCGCTCTTCACTGATAAAGAAGTAATCAACACCCTCACGCTCACCTGCTCGAGGGGAACGAGTGGTGGTGCTAACCAAGCAGGGCAGAGCTGCCACATCTCTGATATAATTTAATAGGTGGCTCTTGCCTGCTGATGTGGGGGCTGTTAGTGTAACTAATACTGGTTTATGTGTCATGATCATCTCCAAATTATTTGCGCGAGTGGCTTCTATAAACGTCTCTAAACACCTCATAGAAGAGGTAGCACAGTATCACCAGAATAGAAACAGGTAGAAACACCATCGCTAGAATACAGAATGCCAACTTTATCTTAGAAGAATGCATGTATTTTACTAGGCTATTATACTTCATTACGTTCACCAAGATTCCATTTTTTATTAATTTCTGCTTGAATTTGTGCAACTTCTTCAGGAGTATTAAAGCTTAGAGTGGGATAATCTGTTTCATATACCTGAAGAGGCTCACCCACATTATATAGATAATGAAATGCGTGCAGGAGTGAGAGCTCACCACCTGGTGTAATGTAACGACCACCTTTCCAGAATGCAGCGTGTAGATCCTTTAGAGCTCGTGCTATATAGGTTTTATTGAACCTGAATATGGACTGATCGTGGAATCCTGATGGGTGTGATTCACCATATTTTGAAAAATCAGCGCTTGTGCAGTGCATGGATGAATCAACCAGTAGGCTTACGTATGGATTCTGTTCCCTAACAGCTGGCAGCAAGCCACTCGTGGAGTTCATCTCTCTAGAGAGCAGCTCATCCACTATTTCCGCATGTTGAATGAATACATCTCCCCAACAAATAACAATCTCACCCTGGTGTTGCTGCACGCACTGAAATGCTTGATGAATAGCATGACCATCTCCTAATCCAGAAGAGATTGGTACATTATGCACATTCCTTCCCAATGATCCAATGCCATTAAAGTATTCTGACCACTGATCTTGAATCAGGTTATTTGTCACCACATAGACTGTTTCAAATGCGTGACCCACCTGCTTCAACGTGGTTGTTAGATTAGGCTCGCCAGGATTGATAGGAACCAGGGCTTTGGGGATGGAGCCTCCCATACGAGACCCCTTCCCAGCTGCAATAATATATAGATCTGTTGATTTCATACTAGTGATTGAAGTGCTGCCGGGGCATTGTTCTTGATGAGCAGAGTCTTTAAGAAGAAAGAGGTCTCCGCTGGATCTTTAACGGCTAGACACGCTACTCTAGGATTGAACATCTGTTTGACGGGATTATCATTTCCACCAGGTCTAAATTCATCGCCAATAAATGTAAGCTGTCCTTTTATAGAAGTTAGAGCGTGTCTAACCGTGTGCTGTTTAGAAAGATTTTTACTGTGAATATCGATAGTTGTTCGACCAGTTGCGTGTGCCACCAAATCTGTTCCAGCTATGATGAATTTTATCAAGCTCAAAACCGCTGACCTGTATTCTTCAATTATGGGTTTGATGCTCAGCATGACACCACCTCTATTTTCAATCTTCATCATAGGAATTCCATGATTTACCAGAGCGTTCAGTATTCCTTCAATTTCGGTTGGGTGTATGCGACACGCTTCATTTATAATTCTACGAAATTCATATGCCGGAAGATCTGGATCATCTGAGGAATTTAGAGTGTAGTAGTACTCATTGACGCCTCCATCTGCAAATACTGGTATCTGTAATACCTCTTGTCCTATTGGTGTGCTTCTTAGGTTTATAGCCTTGATTGAATTACCAGTGCAGATAGAAATATTAACATCTCTTTTGATTAGACGAGCGAGCAGTGACTTGTTCAAGATGGAAGAACGTGGCATGTGATTGCCTCGTCCAATAAGAGTGTCATCATAATCGAAGATGAATGCCTCAGAATCAACATATTCTTTAAAATAAGTGAGAGCAACCGCTCTGGCAAGTGCATCAGCATTGTGAAGAGTTTTATTTCTAGCAAAATCATCACCTAGTACAAAGGTATCGGCGCTCTGCACAAGAGAGAGTGCCTCATCATCTAGGGATGACATTTGGTCATCTGAGGTAGAATCAAGAATAACCCTAATGCGTCCTTCTGGGAAATATTTTGGAACCAGCAGCTTGATAATATCACTGGCGCTCTGTCCTGGGCTATCCTTGTCCGGCTGCCGATTCATGACCATGAGAATCTTTGCTGAACTTCTCTCAATGGCCTGCTTGAAACCCTCTGATGCATAGGTGGGTATGAGGGATGACCATTGAGTTCCTGATGAAAGAATAATGAGATCTGCTCGGCTCAGTGCAGCCTCGGCCTCAGCGCACAGTACAGGCCGCGCAGGTTCTCCGGAGGCATCTGTGAAGAATATGTCTACGAATGGATCATGGATCTGACCCCAAGATACAATATCTCCCTCATCGGTTACTCGTATGCCACTCTTCGTGGTGGCGCCCAAGAATAGAGATCGGTCATCATTGACTATAACATTATCACTGATTCCCATTAAACCAGCCATGATGGTGGCCGCCTGACGAAGAGAATTCTTATTTGCGGATGCAAATCCGGCGTAGATAATATTGGCAAGTGAAAAATCGTTGTAGTCTATTTTTGATGCCACCTGTTGCTTGAAGAACTGCTCTACGGCTTCTCGCAGTAGAGCAGTGTTTGACACTTTCTTAACCAGTGAGTGCCTGTCTGAAACATCGGCGTATGCTTGAAGATCATGTTCAAGTTCTGCTATCTTCTCAAGGCAGTAATCTTTGGCAGCCTGCGTCTCTACAGTAAAGCGTATATCTAAAAATTTTGCCCATGGAGAATTTGGCTTTTCAAGTTTTAAGCGTGTGGTTTGATTCTTTCGCACATCACTTGGTCCTAGGATGTGCCCACCGCATACCTTACGCACTGCTCCAGTGGAAAGTCCATTATCGTATGCGTTAGTTAATATCTTGGTAGATACACCATCTTGAGAGCTGTCTAAGAGACCATAGAGTCCTCTCTGTAGAGCAATTGAACCAGTTCCACCTGATAATATCACAATGTTCATAATCTATCTCCTCTTAGACGTAATACTTTAAATTCCGGGCCCGAGGTATTTACAGAAATATCATTCTCAATAAATCTGAATTATAACCTAGATCTAGCGCCTATCACACAACATGTTCACAAATGCCTGACAGTAGCTCTTAGCATTGAAATTGATGGCGTCAAACTGAGCCTCCACAATCTGTTGTCTGATCTCTGGAGAACAGCGTAGCAGCTCTATTTTTTCTGAGAGCTCCAATCTGTCACTTACATATAGAAAATCAGCCAACTGTTTGTCTGCTCCATAGACTCTGCGAAGAGTATCAAGATCTGCGTCTACAAAAGTTACAACTGAAGACCAAATGCTCTCGTAGCAGCGCTGAGCCATATCATTGATCTCTTCATACCAAGGATCTCCAATCACGCAGTGGCTCATGGCATCATTCATCTTGGGCAGCATGTCAGCGTATTTGACCACTCCTGTAAATGTGGGTGCTCGTAGACCAAATGTGTGCTTGGTATCAAAATCTTCCTCAGTTATTTTTCCAAACATTTCTACAGAAATGTGAGATGGATGACCAAAGTAGAATTTAACCATCTTCTTGAGCCGCTTGCCGCCCCGCATGGTTCCACCGTACGACAGATCCACGCTTGGCGATGGATTGAAAGGTAGGCGCTCATTTAGACACGGGAATTTTTCAAATGGATAGTGAATGATTTTTGCTGGTCTGATTTCATTCTTACCCAGTGAAGCAACTACTTTTTCCACATCATGTGGCTGACTTATGTAGACTATGTCATCTCGAGTGATGAGTAGGTCTGTCTGTAACCAATTAGCTGCCCAGCTCTTCTTTTCAACCGAAGGCCAGACCTGTTTGAGAGTGAGCTCTGGATCACAGAGAATATAGAACACCGGGCCTTTGAATTGGTTAATAACTACATAGTTAAGCAGCTGCTCTGGATCTTCAGCCCCGCCGAAGAAGTTCACATTTCCATTGAGAACAACTAGAGCATCTGCCCTAACACCATCTGAGAGAGTGGTGGGATCACTCAGATCGAACCACTCATAGTCCGGAATCAGTGTATCCTTCTTAAGAATCTTGGTGTAGATCTGAACAGTTGCACCACCTTGATGCAGCATCTTGATGATAGAGCGGGCTTCTCCATTTCCACCGCTTGTATCATTAGAATTGAACGAGATGCGTGATCCTAATTTAATAACGGCTACTTTCATATTCACTTCCCTTATTTGTTCTTAAGAGCTTCCTGTAGAATTATTTCTTTGGGTTTGAAATGACCATCTGCGCCCGTCACACAGATCTTTCTTTTATCTCTAATGACCGATCGGTCAAATGCCTGTAAAAACAGCTGCTGCTCCTGCTCACGCTTGGTAATATCAAATGACAGGCCATCATCTTCAAAATGAGTGCTCTTAGATAAATCTTCTGTGAGCAGAATCAGTCGTACATCTGCCCTCATGTCAACATAAAAAATATGCTCAAGATCAAAAACATAATCACCACCATAGTTACGATAAAGTGGGGAGTAAACAAATTCACCAAGGTGCGCCCGATCGAAGATAAAATATCCATTTGAATTCACCATTTCAAACAAGGTTTCAAAAGATCTCTTCTGATATTTGAAGAGTGCATCTGCTCGGCTCATGGCGCTCTCTTGGTAGGCGCTCAGTAATTTTGGTTTCTGAAAATGAATAACTTGGTAGAAACCACCTACATCTAAGATACCTTCTATGAGAGTGGATTTTCCTAGACGGTCCAATCCTTCGATAATAAAAACTCTAGGAGTAGAAAAATCTTTGGTCATGGCTTAAAATGTAGATGGAATAGTTTGAAAGATTGGAGTACCAGCTGCATCAGTGCCAATGTACTGCCAGGCACTGAGAGATGGAATAAGAGTGGCAATATCTTTTCGAGGGACTGATACAGTAAGATAGTTATCCCCGCTATATACCTTGAGTATTAATTCAGTAGTGTCCTGTTGGTGACGGAATATATGATTCACATCTTCTAAATCAAAATTCATATGCAATCCTTATAAGTTAGTTTATTATAACTCACTGTCACTCAGATAAGAAATCTTATTTCTACAGCAGGCTCTTGACGGCCATGTAGAATTCATCTTTCCACACATTCTTTGGCGACATCATGAGTCGCTGGGCATTCTTATCTAGAATATAGGTGGTGGCGTGATCATCTATACTTCTCACGCTTCTTCCTGCGCCCTGAACTATCTTCATGCGAGTTATCTCTTCATAGAGATCAGGATAGTGATCTAGAATAAATTTCATCCTCTTGTCGCCAAGAGATGGGAATGGAGCCTTTACGAACACCTGGTATCTGGACAGATCACCCGGCAGATCAATTCCCTCAAACATAGCCGGCGAGACCAGTACAGCCGGTCCTCCTGTGTAGGATTTAAACAGAGCGAGCACCTCTTCAAGTTTCTTGCCCTGCATGTGCTCAAATATTTTCACATTCTTGTTCACTGGCTTGAGCGCTGAGATGATTGAGCTCTGGAGTTTAAATGATGGTGTCAAGATAATTCCACGCTCTCCATCAGCTGTGTGCTTCTTAACTATTTTCAGGATATTAGCGCACAGTGAATCAATCGTCGTTTGATTCTGGAGAGAGGTAAAATTAAGCGAGAGTGGATTGAAGAAAATAATTGATTTGTTCTCTGGAGAGAAGGTGGGTGGCAGCTTGATGAACTCAGTTGAGGCTGGATTGAGCTTCAGCGTTTTGGTCATGAACTCATTGCTCACTGTTGCTGACATAAACAGATTTCTAGGAGATGCCTGGAGTGCATCAAACATGCCACCTATGAAAATTGGCTTGACGGAAACGGCAGACTCATCCTCTTTATACTCAAAGATGTGATCATATCCATAGTTGAAGTAATCATCTATTTTGCAGATGAGGCCCTCATACTTCTTGACAAAGCGGGTGAGCTTGGTATACTGACCCATCTGCCCACTTCTCAGTGCGCGCTCGGCCTGGGTCTGTCCTGTTGTCTTGGCGTAGTCATAGATTTTTAGCAGAGCACGCAGGTAGCTCTCATAGTTCTGCTCATTTATCTTATCCTTCTTAGCACAGTCCTTGGCCACTGAAGAAATGAGCTTGGCGATTTCCAGATCGGTTAGGCGCACGAGTTCAGCTATTTCTTTTGCTGTTGCTTGAAGTCTAGCCTGTGAGAAATAGATTGCATTGTGCTCACTAAACAGATCATTAATGAGGTGGGCCTCATCCCATACCAGGAGATCCCGATCCTCGAACTTACCAGTGTACATCCTGTCTATGAAGAAATAAGAATAGTTAGTTGTTAGGTGCCTCACAGAGTTCTTGAGTTTCTTGGTGTTAAGGTATTCACACGAGTTACAGTGTTGTGTGACTATGCTGTCAAATTCACCACCAGATTTAACCATGTCGTACCACGCGCAGCTCTCCGCGCTCTCTTCTTGATCTTGTGAGGAGAGCGCACTGCACGCGTAGTTACTGGCTCCCTTGAGCATGATGTATTTCTTTGTGCTGTGCAGAGAGCTGAATGTTGCATCATACTGCTTGGCTAGCACATTTGTGCTCACCAGTCCTATAGATGATTTTACTGCATTCGTAACTGATGGGTTGAGAATGGCTGTGAGCGCATCACTAGTAACAGCTCCAATGAGACTCTTACCTGTTCCAGTGGGTGCAGACAGTATAACATTCTGCACCTTATTATCTAGGTATGCAATCAAAATTTTGTTGATTGCTTCAACTTGCCCAGTGCGAGGACTGAAACCCAGACGCGTGAAAGCATCTAAGATGTGCTTCTCATATTTCATAATATTGTGATTGGTTTGGTTAGATTGCAGTGCGACCTTTAAAGACCGGGATCGTGCTTCCCTCGATATACCTCACTGAGCTCAGATCAATATCACAGCTGTCATCCAAGTTCTCAAGATCACACTCCCAAATCTTCATAACCTGAGGGCGTTCACAAGTAGTTTCTATCATGAAATATAGTTCCTTCTGCCCAGCACGAGACTCCCAGATAGCTATTTTTTTATTGAGAACTTCTTCAAAATGACGGACTTTTTCTCGAACATCACCACCACGCAGCATGGGTAACCAATCTTGAAAGAGTGCCTCTTTTGAGCGTCCTTCCAGGTAATTTCCAGAACAGATTGCTGCTTTTTCTAACTGCGCACTAAAAATCTGTTTAATTTTATCATTCATGCTCATGATCCTCCTATTAGATTGAAGCGTATGGAGAATCGGGATACCGCTCCATATATTCTTGTTTGGTAATGTTGATTGATCCCGTATTTACATAGTGATCTACTAGATAGTAGTGCCGAGCGTAAACGTGAAGTGAACCTACTTGCCAATGAATAATTCCAGGCTCTACACCCAGCTCATCTGAGAGCTTCTGTAGAACATGGGCCTGCCATGCTCTGTCATTTCTGTATCCGAAAATGGCATCATTGCTACGCATCTGTACGATTGCGTGCAGTTTACCACCACGCTGTAGATATTGGACGGTGTTAGTGCACATGAAGTCTGAGCGACCATTTTTATTGTAGTCTAACCACATGGAAGGACGGGTATAGATCATGACTGCTCGTCGAGATTCTGGATTTTTCTTCAGCTCTTCCAGCACGCGTGAATATTGAGATGATGCGTACAGCTCGATTATTTCAGTCATTGAGTAGAAACCTTCTGTCCACGTGGTCATGGTTTTTTCGGCACGATCTCGCTGTGCAGTGGTTCTCCATGATTGGATATTGATATCTGGAATAAATCCATTCTCAGGTGAATAGATAGCCCAGCCATAGTTGCTGTTGATCATACCATCGCGATCAGCAACTGCTCGCCAGATTTGAGGAGCTCCACCTGGGATGCTGTGCACGCATCTATCCATGGAATTATACCATTCTTCTTCTCGTTGAACGTAATCCCAATTTACTTCGCCAAAGATAGAATCTTCACTAGCAATGAATGATGCCCCAACTATCTCAATAGTACTGCTGCCTACCAGGCCTGTCATTGATGATTCACGATTTACTGAAGTGAATTGCTTCTCATTTAACAGACGTGCAAATTCATGGCGAATTTCTTGTATTGCTGGATGCAGTTCAAAATTTGGCATGTGATTTCCTATATGTGATTGGGAGTGCGGGTGCAGCCTATGAGTATAGGAGCATTTTATCATAGATAGAGTCAGCTTAAAACTTGAAGGGTTTTAAGCTGTAAATTATTTAAATCTCTGAGAGAACTTAAAATACTGAAGCGTAGCAGGATACGGTGTTAGGAGCTCAGCTCCTTAGGAATAGGAATGCCACCTTTTTCAAACTCCTTAACTGCATGATCAAGGATCTCTTTTGCGTTTGGCAGGTGCTGTATTTTTTCTATGATACCCTCAGCACTCATTATGTCCTTTGCCCGTACTCCTCGGCCAAACAACAACCGCGCCAGCTTATCTGGATCGCTGATGATATCCGGATCATGTGAGAATTTATAGTCCAATCCGGCATTTTTGAGGAAAGCTTCTAGATCTTGAGGGCTGACTTTCTGCAGTTCTTTGGTAAATTTACCCGTCTTGCTGCGCTTCGCTAGCTTGAACAACCGCTCCATCCCAGAGTCCAGCTTTAATGACCTGCTGGCTCGAGCAATGACGTTTCCAGATTCTGGATCGTAGTGTACAAAATCTTTCCCTGGCTCTCTATGATGAATTATGGTGCTCATGAGTAGTACATTTCTCACTACTCCCTTGTACGCTGAACCATTCTCTTCGCGGTGCTGCGCTGAATGGTATGCGAACTTTGCCCAGTCAACATCCTTAACAAACATGAGATCCAGCTGAACTATCTTACGTATGGCTCCATCCTTGAAGAGTGGTACGGGCAGCGACACCACCCGAGTACCAAAGTTATTTTCACCAATCTTCTTACCACTGTGCTCTGGATCGCCAGCGTAGATCTTCTTCAGGTGCGCAGCGGCTTCATCATATACCTCAGTCATGCGCCTCTTGAGCTCTTCATCGTCAGAGGGCGCAGATACAGCAACATCTACATCTCCACTTGTCAGAGCTTTTTCTGCGTGCAAGGCAGTCACATCAGCAGACCCAAGCAGAGATGCCCGTAATTCTTGAGGAGACATTCCAAGCGTTTTTAACCCAGAAGCAAAGTGCAGTGCCTCAGTAATGTCGCTAGCCGAAGCGCGAGACGGATTGAACACCCGCGTTGCACCTCCTCCCTCCCTCAAAAATTGCTTAAATGTTGTCACTTTCTTTTACCTTGCTCTTGTGTTGCACGTTAAGAAATACTCATGTAGGTATAGGTGCTAGCCGTTCCCTGCCGCACTATTTCCACTGGATATCCCCATAGATTCCTAACATGCTTCAGTGTTTTACTGGCGTATGCATTGTGTAGATCACGATTTCTAAAAGGAATATATTCCAGTGTAAGCGTTCTGTCACCTCTCATCTTAGCTGATTTGGCAACAATTTCTGGAATTCTATTTACTGAATTGTAGGAGTTGGATAGGATGTTTCTAATGTTTCTGTAGCCAACATCATCACTTATTTCTGTCACCACCCCGGTTGATTGTTTAACATCAACCGAGAACATTCTCAGCTTTCTAATCAGGGTCGGGCTGAGATACTGCTGAATAAAGCTCTCATCTCTGTGCTCTGCTACAGCATTTCTAACCTCTTCCCGCCAATCTGCACCAACGAGCTGTGGGAACCATTCTCTATCTTCATCAGTGGGATCCTCACAGATGCGCCTAACATCATTTAAGATTGCAAATCCAAGCGCGTACGGATTGAATGAGCCATCATAGTGTCGGCTAGTAATGTCAGGCTGGTAGATTACATTTGAGTGCAGGTGTAGCCACGCCAACTGAGCATCATCAGAGATGAGACCTCTCTTTTCTAGCTCATCCATAATGTAGAAGTGAGTAAATGTGGCCATGCCTTCATTAAGGGTTTTGGTTTGGCCCTGAGGATAAAAATACTGCTGAATTTTGTAGACTATTCTTAGAATTTCTCGCTTCCACTGTGGAAGATTTGGTGCGTTTTTGTAGATGAAGTAGATCAAATTCTCCTCATCACCAACTGAATCTAGATCTTCTTCTTTCTGCGCGTGCTCTTCCACAACTGAAGTTTTCTTGAGAATGATGTCTAGATTTCGCTGTTCGTCCTCTGCCTTCTCCAATTCATGACGAGCCCGTTCCTCTTCATTCAGCCTCTTCTTGTAGCTGCGCTTACGCTTATCAACACCATGAATGCTTAGAGCATGTGCGGCATCAAGAACTTGTTCAACCTCTTCTTCTCCATACCGACTCTCACAGTCACGTATGTAATTCTTGGCAAAGAGCATGTAGTCAATAATAGAACTTGCAGAGGTCCATTCTTTGAACATGTAGTTGTTCTTGAAAACAAACGAATGGCCGGCGGCCGCATGCGCCATGACAAGAGTCTGAGTAACAGCATTATTCTCCTCCATGAGGTAGCACACGCATGGATCTGTATTAACAACTATCTCATATGCCAAACCCATTCTACCCTTTTGATACTTGGTCATGTTCTTGGTAAAATCTTTACCAAAAGACCAGTGATGATAGTTTACTGGCATACCAACTGACGCATATGCATCTATCATCTGCTCTGCGGAGATTACTTCAAACTGAGGATCGTAGTAATCTAGCCCCAGATCTCCTTTAGCTATGTCTTCTATGTGGGCCCATATTTCCTGAAGAAGCTCAGGAGTCCAGTCTGTCCTAGAAGTTATTAATGGTGACATTTGTTTTCCTCTCGTTTCCTGTCTTTAAGAATTTTCTTTTCTGAAAACTCTCTTAAATATAGGATAGCAGTCTTCGGCATGTTCTATCACAGAAAGAGTTACCTTTCTCTTGGGCTGAGCATTTCTTACATCATCATAGGTGTCCCATAGATTAGTGGTACTGTCGTTGCTGATCAGCCAGCCACGCTGTGAACCTACTTCAACATAGTTAAAAAATTGGATTTTATTCATGAGATGCCCATCACCTATGAGTATGTCCTTGACTACAGGATTGTCACTGTCATAGTTGTCTCCATCACTTGCGTGGGATACATAGATGTTAGTGGTGGCAGTATCATATCGGTCTTTGATAATGTTGTTGATGAGCTCTAGGGCAGCAGATACCTTGGTTCCTCCATTTATCTTGGTAGTGAAGAAATCTTGTTCATTCATCTCAAATGCTTCTTCTGTATGCGCTATGAAAACCAATTCAGTATTTGTATAGCGTCTCTTGATGAATGCATAGAGCAAGGCAAACCACCTTCTAGCTATTTTCTTCTTGTTCTCATCCATTGACCCAGAGATATCCATGCTCATGATGAGTACAGCATCAACAGTTTTTAGTGGTCGGGCCTCTTTCTTTCTGTACCGTAGATCAGCATTTTCAAAACAATCAAGAGCATTCATCTTACGATGGAGTGCCATGATTCTTTCTTCTATCTCAGCCTTTCTTGCCCGTACTTCCTCTTGAGATGGTTCTGATCCATACTTATTGGTGAGCTCTTCTAATTCTTCTTTGAGCTCCCGGAGCTCTTCCTTGTAGGGGCCCATGATTGCCCAACGCCTACCAAGAGATTGTTTGTACGTCCTAATAATGCTCAGTTGCGCGGGATTGCCTGTTGTAGAAAATCCTGCTTGTTGTTGAATAACATCCAATTTTTCCGTGTATTTCTCAGCGGAGAGATTGGGTAGTTCACAGTCTTCAAAGAACAGATCTAAAAATTCATCACGCGCGATGTTGACGATGAAATCATCTTCCCCATTTTCACCAAGTCCAGCCTTTGAGGATTTAGCGCTTGATTGTGGAAAGTCTAGGACATCTCCACGATCATACTCAAAATTGCCAATGAATACTAAGGTCTCTTCCCCACCTTCAGCGTAGAGAAAATGTGGTTCTTCTAGTGCTTCCGCACTAACTTTAATTGGACTGGTGTTATTAGCACCAACACCAGTCCCACTTACACCACCAGTACCAATATTCTTTGGTTCTGCAACTTTAATGAAATTCTTGATGCGCTTGATCAATTTCTGTCTATTTGAAGTAGATTTGCCTTTTCCAGCTTTTCTTCTATCAATAAAGATAAATGCCATTATTCTACTCCGTATTTAGAAAGATCCACAAGCCTGCTCAAGAGCTCTTTTTATTGTTAATCCAATAATCAACAAGAGTTCTAATCTGACGATCGGTGTAACCCTTGGTCCTCATGCGTGCAACGAAATCGTCATGTTTCTTCTGTTCTTCACTGCTACCCTTAGGATTGAATGAGACAACTGGCATGATCTCAGCAGTTGCGGCGAACATTTTCTTTTCAATCACAACCTTGATTTTCTCATAGGAATTCCAGGCTGGCATCTTTCCTTCATTCTTGGCACGGCTGCGGAGCACATAGTGAACGATGTCATTACGGAAATCCTTGGCATTTACAATGCCAGCAGATTTTTCAATCTCTTCCAGCTTGGAATTCAAATTCTCACGATTTAACAGGGTGTGAGTCTCTGGATCCCTAACAGTAGAATCATCTAACCATGCCTCTGAAAAGAGTACATATCGCTCAAACATGGTCTGCCCAAAGTCGCTGTAGCTCTCTAGGTAAGCGATACGCAGTTCCTTGTCAATGAATTCTAGATAGCGAGGTTGAACCCAAGACTTAATGAAATCCATGTACACACTCATGGTTTCTGCAGGTAGATGTTCACGCTTGAGAGCTTCTTCTAGCACATACATGAGATCAATAGGATTTGCCTGTACCTCTTCTGGACGTAGGTTAAATGTTTGAGAGATGATCTTGAACCCAAATCGAGTGCTCAAGCCAGTCATACCCTCGTCTACTCCACCTGCTTCCTTATATTCTTCATAAGGTTTGGCCATGGGCATGGTATCCTTAACATTCTCACCATTGTAGACTTTCATCTTGGCATAGATGGTGCTGTTCTCTGGCTCATGAAGTCGAGTAAGAACCATGAACTCTGCCAGAGATTTTAGAGTTTCTGGAGCGCATGGAGCATCTTTGAGTGAAGAGGACACTAGCATCTTTTCATAGATCTTCTGTTCCTCAGATACCCGTAGGCAATAGGGAACATTCACGATATATACGCGATCTAGGAAAGCCTCATTAGACTTGTCATTTCGGAATTTGAACCACTCTGCCTCATTGCTGTGAGCGCAGATAATTCCTGTGAAAGGCATCGCTGGGATATTCTCGGTTCCATTATAGTTGTGTTCTTGTGTTGCCATCAAGAGAGGATTGAGTGTCTTAATATTTGCCTTAAACATCTCAGCGAAATCCATCATTCCCTGGGTGGTGCGATTTAGACCACCAGAGTAAGAATAACTGTATGGATGGTTCTGGGGGAACTGCTCCAGCTTGCGGATATCAGTTTTACCAATAAGAACGGATACGTCTTGGTTGTTCTCGTCGCCTGGTTCTACCTTCATAATGCCAACTTGACTATCTTTGTTAGGATAGATACGAACAACAGAGAATTTAGTTATATCGCCATTAAATTCACGGAGTTTTTGTTGTGCCCAGCCAGAACTTACAGTGTTTAAATACCGGGGAGAGATACCGTATTCCTCTTGCAGCGTTTCTCCATGCTCTGCGCGATTGAAGAGACCGAGTGGGCCCTCAAACAGTGGTGAAATCTGCAACTCTGGATTCTTTTCATTGGGATCCTTGAGTACATAGATTGGGTGCTGCTGCATGAGTTCTTTGAGACGCTCGACTAGAGAGCTCTTGCCACCACCAACTGGGCCCTTGAGATAGAGAATCTGTTTGGATTCTTCCAAGCCCTGTGCAAAGTGCCTGAAGTAGGCCACCATTCGCTCTATGGATTCTTCGGCACCGTAGAAATCCTTGAATGCTTCATAGAAGCGAACCTTTTTATTTGAAAAAATACGGCTGAGGCGACTGTCACGCGAGGTATCGATTACCTGTGGTTCACCAATTGCTGCTAGCATGCGCTCTGCTGCATTAGCATATGCCATCTTGTCGGTCTTGCACAAGTCTAGATACTCTAGAAGAGTCATCTCTGACTGTGTTGAAAACTTTTTGACGAAGGATTGTTTAAAAGTTTCTGTTAGCTTCATTTCAGATATACTCCTCTATGCGGGCTCATATGACAATATGAAGGTATTTATGCAAAAGCGCATCAATTTAAATTATTCCAATCAGTAAATTGAGGCGCACGGTTTAATTCCAAAAAACTTTAGACTACTGAGGCCGAGCGTACTGACTGAATATTCCAACAGACATATTTTTAGCACCATGTGCGGAAGTTCTCTGATTTTTTCGTGAGGTCATAGCTGTATGGAATGGGTGTATTTGCGCTGAATTACACTGCACACCCAAGGGAACCAATTTGCATACAATTTCTAATATAGCATTTTGCATGTAATTCTGTCTCCGTTCTGGAAAAAGAGGTGGGTTCTGGCTATGAACCAACATATGGTAATTATATCTAAAACATTTCAAGATTAGTAACTAATTATGCTTGAGCTTCATCTTTTTTATAGATAATCCCTGGTGGAACAATATAAACACCATGAATAACAGGAGTATTTTGAAATGAATCCATGTTAATGGTGCCATCAAATTTAAATCTTTGGATTTGACCGTCCTCGTCCCTAAAATCTATCCACTCATAGAAATCGGTATCCATGAATTTGCCGATGGGAGACTCTGGAAGATTCTCAACGTGCATCACCACGGTCTTGTATTTCTCAACTGGCTCGGTCTCAGGTTGTTCGGCTTGAGGTTTAGTAAGAGATACCAGAAAATTCATATCTTGGGCACACTTGTGCCAATTTCCTCTATACGCTATGAATTTCGCAATTGGAGGCGCTAGCATCACGAATACTCGGGTGAACAGCCAAGTTGAGATGAATCCAATGGCTATCTTGAGCAGCACAGAATCTGTAGGGACACTACTAGCTATAAGAGTTGCCAACACCACGGCTAGTATGAAACCAGCAACACACAGTGTTCCATATATTTTTACAAACTTTAGCAGTAAAAAGTTTTCACCGTCTTTATCGATTTCATCATCCATGTTATTCATCTCCAATTATCATTTGAGTGGGGCATTTTAGAGCATCAAGATCGGCGGCATATTCGTGAATTCTTGATTTTTTAGGAGCAAATGCTAGTAGAAATTGCATCTGATCATAGAGTATATTCCTATTCTGTAGAACCAGATGCTCAGCACGATTTGGAACGTAGGGAATGTAGAGGAGTGACATTCCGCACGCCTCCAAGCTCTTGGCTTCCTTTTTCTGGTTGCACCTGGCGCAACAAGTAACCACATTCATCCAGGTATCCGGCCCACCTTTTGATTTTGGGACGATATGGTCACGTGACAGCTGAGAGTGCTTGAACAGCTGGCCACAGTACGCGCAAGTGTATCTGTCTCTCCTAAATAACTCTGAATTGGTTAGAGAAGGTTGTCTAAACCATTTACTAGATACGTGCCCTTTCACGGCTATAATTGAAGAGGCTTTAATTATGGACTGCTCACCAGTAAATTTATTGTTACCCCCACGTAGCACAAACTCACACTCACCAGCGCCCCATGAAACCAATCCTTTACTGTAGTAGCAGGCTGCGGTCTTCCACGTTACCCAATTGTTGGGATGCCCATTTGAATCTAGTAGTAAAATTAAGCTCATTACTCACCTATTTTCAACTTACCATTGAAATAAGAATCTCACCAAGAGGAGATCTAATATGATGGTGTGCTCAAAATCTTCATCCACGGAATCAACATATTCCATGCCTACTGAAACACCATTTATGAAATCAAAACTAATAAGCATGTTATATGTTCTCCTAGATAAATTATACTACAAAGTGGTGTGCCTGTAATCTGCTAAGTCACATCCAGGTCAGGATAAATACAGTCAATATGATCATAGATACAGGAATAAAAAATGAAAAAACTAGTCCTTTCATTCTTATTATTATTTACTTCTTTCGCGTGCCTAGCGGAGTGTGAAGACCTAGCCTTTAATAGGCAGCTTCCAAAAACATCTCAATCTCTCATGGTGCTCTGCAAACAGACTTTTGTTATCGGGTACTCAACAGCTTCCAAGATAGCCATATGGACAGCGCACACTATAGAGTCCCGAACTCTGCTCATGCCCGACACAGAACGAAAGAATGTTTTTAAGCCGGATCCGAATATTCCTCGAGAGTCACAGTCATCCTCCTCAGCGTACGCCGGATCTGGATATGACAGAGGGCATCTAGTACCTTTTGATGATCTTGCATACAGCGCTGAAGAAGCAGCTAAGAGCTTCATGATGACCAACATTATTCCACAGATTCCTCAAAATAACAGACAGCTTTGGAAATCTGTTGAGACATTCACAAGAAAAATAGCATCTAAGAATAAGAAAATTTTTGTTATAACTGGAACAGTTCATGATGAGCACGCAATTCGTTTAGTAGATGGAACTCCAGTGCCATCTCATATTTGGAGAATAATAATTATTCCAGACAAAAAAGTTACCTATACCTTTATAGTGCCAAACAAGCTACTCCCTAACAATAAATTTTCAGAATTTATTTCTACTGTTAAAAAATTGAAACAATTAATTCCCGGTGTTGATCCCATACCATCGCGTTCAAGGCTTACAGATATAGTTACAGTGCAATAAAAATGGGAGCCTAGGCTCCCATTGAGTTAGTTTAATTAGTTTTTATTATTATTTCGCCTTTTTTCTACCTCTTTTCTTTTGAGGCTCCCTGGCTCCATCAGCTGCAACTTTATTAGAGCTTTTCTTGACAGCTGGGGTCTTTTTGGCAGCTACTTTGGCTACCGTATCTTCTTTTACGGGTTCTGGTTGAGGAACTGGTTCTGGTTGAGGAACTGGTTCTGGTTGAGGAACTGGTTCTGGTTGAGGAACTGGTTCTGGAGCTGGCTCATTAGGCAGCTCTTTAGCGTCAGCTTCTCTTGCAAGTTTATCAATGAACAGCACGAGTGCTATAACAAAAATTCCAGCCAGTAGAACTATGATGAACGTTGCCATAAATTTTCCCTGTAAATTTAGATGGTTATTTTTATTTAATAAAAATTCAATCAGATAATATCTGATTGAGCAGCTACAATTTATTTTTACTAAGCTACTAGTTCCCGCATCTTTTGTTCTGTGCGCGCGAAATCCCTAGGATCATGATGAATTCCAATTCCATCCGCTTTGGTAGTCCAGTCATCAATATTTAGCTTAGAATCATCAATAAGAACATCACCGCTAGCTGCATATTTCCACTTATCCCATGAACGGGGACCAAAATTTACTTTTATGCTAGGAGAGATGTGCCTGTGGGCCCACTCTATCTTGTCGCGTTTGATCTCTTCTTGATCTGCCCATTTCTCTGGAATGGCTGTTAAAATTTCAACTCTCTTACCTAGAGATGTGGCAAGTTCATAGAGTTGTTTGGCATATGGAAGTGGTTTCAGATGCAGGAAGAAGTGTGGCTTCTTGCTGAGAGTATCCCAAATATGTTGTTTTCCAGACGATGATGACAGATTATCAACAGTGTGACCAATCACGGCAACTACCTCTGCAGTAAAATCAGCGAGTACATCATCCATATCAAGATAGATGGTATTCTTTTCAGCGTCAAACATCTCAATTCTCCTTACCAATCGACATAGATGATCTCAGTAACCAGCACACCTTTTTAGGCGTCTTTTGTAATGGGTTCACAGCAGATTTAGGGGCACCATTAGGCTTTTTAAAGATATCCGCAAAAGAGGTGGGCAGCTTTTTTTCCTGTGTCATGATAGATCTTGATAAGGGTTTAGAATTGAATCTCGTGCTTTTTTAACAATGGGAATCTGCCACATTTTTCCTACTCTGGAAAAATTTTCATAGTTCATCCAAACAGTTTCTTTGGTCTCAAAGTGCGGCTCATCAAAATCATGCGAGTTAATTATTTCACATGTGTAGATGCTCAAGGAAAATCCACCTGAACCAGTCCATATTAGATCAAGAGTATCCTTCAACATATTTGAAGTTCTCAATCCCAGTTCCTCAGACGCCTCCCTAATTGCTGCTTGAAGAGGTGTCTCACCAGCCTCAATATTTCCTTTGGCAATGGCTGGATCTAAGCCACCCATCTTTGGGTTTGATGGTATCATAAAGATAAAAATAGGTTCTCCATTATCAAAAACATATGGAAGCAGACCGGCTTTACCTCTCTGACGAGGTGGTTTGAAATATGTTCTCTGATCTAGATTAGACATTCTTTTGCCGCTTTCTTGGTTTCTTTCTTAAGACGTGCTCTTTTACCACCATCACTCTCTCGGTGAACACCTGCTTTTCTCATCATAGTTGGAACTACAAGATGATTTCTCTTCTTAGGCGACAGTGGAATAGAGATCTTCATGGTGTACATCGACCATAGGAAAGGTATATTTAGAATTCATTTAACCTGAGTGTGTTAGATGATTTATTATAACATGTCTCCAGCACACTCAAAACTGGGAAGATTACTTTTGCCAGCTAGACAATCCTGCAGAAAATCCTCTAGCAAATGCTTCTTCTGTCGCTGCGTTTACTGCCGCCTTAGAAGAGATTGCGGCGAGATGTTTCTTAGATTGAGACTCCAGCTCACTCATACCAGCTGAATATCCACGAGCATATGCCAGACCTAACAGTGTGTTAACCTGTGCTTTGTCCTTTACATCATCCAAGTGCTGGCGAGCAACATTTGCTATGTCTGCGACGGTTTTAGCATTTATTGGATTGTATTTCAAATTCATGGCTGGATCTGCCATGGCTTCTCTGACAGGGATAGCAGATTCTTTGATCCCAAATTTTTTCATAAGTTCTTTCTTAGCAGAGTTCAGTCGAGTCCTGTCTTCAGTGCTAAGATGTTCTCCAGCTCGATTAATGAAGAAATTCAACCTTTTGCTAGCTTGATTATAGTCTCTGCTGTTACTGTGAAGAACGCTTGCAATTTCTGCAGCTGGGCGGGTAAACAGCCCTTTAGGTGGGGACCACTTTGCTGTAACTGCCCCACTCCATTTTTCTTCATCTAAATCGTAGAGTTCTCTTAAAATACTCATGTGTTGCGCTCCTTAAATTAGTAAACACATTTTATTTATAAGAGATCTCTATTTTGAAAATCGAATCTATTATTAAGATAATAATTAAACTTCAAAAATTTTTCTTATTTGGGACTGAGTGAGATTTTTCTTCATGTGCCGCATCAAACCGTTTGCATCTTCACCGTCACTCAGTTGAATGTAGTTGTTGTTACCGGAAACAGAGGCGTCCAGTATCCAAGATTCTGTTTGAACAGAGATTATGTAGCGCACATCAATCTGACCCTGCTCTACTTCAACTGTCTTGGTGTATGTGTGCCTGCTATCATCTGCAGTTACTTCAAATCCGAGTTTTCGAGCATCTCTGTCAGCGTCAGCTACTGACAAATCAGATGATTCAAAAATATCCTTGAGCTTCATAGTAATTTCCCTGCAGATTTTGGATTTATTTTTTGATCCAGTTTAATGTGATCAATTAGTGTACTGAGTCCCATTCCATTTGCAAACTCCACCATCTTTGATCGCCCGCACTTGTTTACAAGGAATGACCACCTATCAGCAAGGCAATTGTATTCGTAGGTAAAGTCAGCTGCATAGTCAGTGAATACTTCTACCTTGGTAAATTTTATCTTTTCATCCATATTGGACAGAGTGTATCCCTTACCATTTAGGTGTTTATTCAATTCATAGAGAGCATCATGTATTTTCTCCGCCACAGTTTCCTGCTCCTCGGCAAGATCTTTCATAACAACCTCTTCTTCCGTGACAGATTCTTGCTCTTGAGGTGTGAAGGCTTCTTGGCGCGCGCGCTGGGCCACCCGCTGGCCAATCACCTCTCCTTCCTCAGAGAGCTCATCAACCATGTAATCTTCTATTTCATACACAAAAGTATTCACCTTGATTGCCGACATATTTTTGAAGCCCGGTGCCTCTCCAATAATGCGAGATGAGCCAGTTCTACTCTTAATTAGACCGTATATTTCAGAAAATAATCCAAATACTTGAGGAAGTGGTCTACGATAGAAATTGTGAGGAGTTGAGAAAATGGTAGAAAAATCGAACAATGCATTAGAGGCTGGATCCACGCTGCCTATGAGCTCCCTAGCCTCAAATGAGAACAGATCAGTATTAAAATACTGAACTTCTAAGTTGCTGGGAATCTGGACTATCGTGTATTCATCCTCAGAGTAGTCATCAACTATCTCAGTTGATGGGAACTTATTTCTAAAACCATCAATTATTTCACCATAGATTCTGGGAGTCGGAGAGGAAAACAGTATTCGTTGGAAAGCCAGCGCCAGAGTATTGGAGTCATAGATAATTATCTTCTTAGCGCCAGTCATTTTTGAAAGATTGTATGCCTTGAGTCCTCGGGCGGGCACAACAATTGTATCGAATGACTGTGATTCAATTTCGCTGTATGAATCATTGTCTACCAGTGAAACATGTTTCTTGACTCGTGGCAGGTATCTCTTTTCAAAATAGGTTTCTGTGAGAATCTCTGCGGCAGGCGTCGACTTGTCCAAGAAGAAGTATGAAGATGCATCAAAGCACGATTTGATGGACTGCACACGATTAAACTGTTGTAGCTGGCGGGCAATGAGCCCACCCCCAAATACAGCGCACCCAGGTGGAATTGCTGTCGTGTCTGATCCAAGTTTTTTGAGTTGTAGCGGAGAGTATTTGTGTCTGTCTATTGGTGGTTGCGCAAAAGTTGGACCTACTCTCATTGATGAATTGTACGCAGGGCGGCCACATTTGTCCCATAGAGGCACATTGAATACTAAACAGTTCTGCCCAAGCTTGGCATAGTCCTCTGCAATAATGATCTCACCAATAAAAATATCATTGATAAGCGAGAATGCAGCAGCAATACTGTCAAAAAACTTTTCATCAAATATAATGTGACCAGCGCTCTGAATTATGAGATAGTCGGTTTTACATTCACTTAGAGCTTCATCAATGCTCTCTGAAACATATACTCTCTTCCTAAACAGATCTCCATTTAATTTTCTACTGTGATATTCTGCATATCGATGCGTAAGATCTGACCTCCAAGTTGCAGGGCACTTAAGAATGGCAAATGAGATATTGTCTTTTAGTATTGACATGATGAATGTACCTTGATTATGATACGGAGGAGCGCTAGATCAGCGCTCGGCTTCTATCACTATTTATGCTCTAGCCCGGCCTCGTGCGTGGGAAAGCACGATTAAATTACAGTATCACGTCCAGGTTTGATCAGCTGCAATTTTGTCTTTGATCTTTCTTATAAGATCCGCATCAATACCACCTGTTAATCTATCAAGAGCGTCAAGGGCTTCAACCTTTGGCACTGGTTGAAGATTATCTCTCAAATCATTCGCTATTTGATCTGCATTGAATGACCCTGATGATATGAAACTGGAAACAATGCTGCTAATTGTCACTCTAATAGTTGTGGGATTTATAGCCGGTCCAGCTGCTGGAGCTGGTGGAGCTGGTGTAGGTGCAGGCCCTGGAGCAGGAGCACCACCACCGGGAGCCGGAGCAGGTGCGGGACCGGGAGCCGGAGCAGGTGCGGGACCGGGAGCACTGGCACCCTGCATCTCATCCCATTCATCTTTTGCCGCCTGCAGCGTCTGATATTTGGGAAAGTTTTCAATGACCCTGGGATTGAAGACCTTAGTCCAGCCATCCACGTCTCTAGCTCTGGCCATGGCACTACGAATTTCCCGAGTTTTAGGGATATTAAGCGTTAGCGTATAGTATTTGTGTAGCATGCACAGACGCAATTGATCTCTAAAAGATTGCATTTCTGCGGGTGTACTGGTAGCACTGCCTGCTACAGCAGCAAGAGATTTAAGCTTGGAGAAGATACTCTTAGGAATATCAATAAGAACAGCTCTGCCAGTAGGAGCATTTCTGGGTGGAGAAACAAAATTGACAAATTTATGTGGGCGAGGTACATGAATTAGCTTGCCAACAGGTGTAGCTGAAATTAGATCTCCAGCAACACTCTTAATCTCAGCATCTTCCATGCTGTCAACTACCTTGCCACCGCCACCTTTTTGAAGGTAGAGCTTGACAAGATCTGCTGGTGTAAGGAATAGAACCAGCCGCTCATCTACTGAGCTCACATCCATGATATCTGTGACTATCTCTGCTAGAGCAGTCTCTCCGGTGTCTATTCCAGCGCGGCTAGCCCTCTCGTCTGTGTCAGCCGGCTGCTCAAGAATAACAGCATCAACTAACTCATAATTTAGAGAGCTTATTAACTGAAAATTGCTCATTTCTTAGACACCTACTTTATGTCTAGAGCTCTCTACAGCACTGTGCATGTTGGCCAACAGCTGTGTTAGCTCATCCAATTTTTCAGCGATCTCGTCAAATGCTGCGGCATCACAAGATAGTTCATCCACACATAATTTCTTAAATGGGGTTTCTTTGCCTAGGAAGGATGTCATACCATCTAATTTTCTTATGATGGTCGCAACAACTGCATTGAATTGTTGCATATTATCTTCTTCGCTAGTACCGCTTACAGTATTTTTATCCATTTCGGCAATCAATTCTTTTATTAGATGCATGACGAGAGCTCCAGAGGTTAAACATGCAGACGCTATGTATTTATTCGAGCTCGCAACTTTTCAAATCTTTCCAAGAAAGATCTGTAGGATTGCAGTGGTGTCATAGGTTGAACAAATCTCTGCAACAGAGTGAGAGACGGGTGCGGTAGATTCCAACTCTTTCCTCTAGAGGGCATGAATTGGTAACTCTCGATAGACTGAGCAAGTTTGTCACAGTAACCCACGAGAGACTGGGCAGATGCCAAGAAGAGTTCTCTCTCGGCTTTAAATTCAATTGAGCACCTGCATTCCACAGGCAGCACCGCGCTGCGAATTGCAAGATCAAGCCGTCGCTCTATATCCTTGAGAGTGGTACGTATCTCTGGTATTCTCTTGATGGGAGATGGAATATCACCTATGTAGGCTTCATGCCCATCATGCAGTAGTGCTAGGAGCAGCGCACACGCGACGTCTTGATCCTTTATCTCACTTCTAGCTCTGTGGAGTACGTCTGCTGCTATTCCATCCTCAGTGCAAGCTTCGGGCGGTGCAGTGAGTATGAACTCGGCCAGCTCGGATACATAGATGGAGTGTTGCGCAACGTTATAGGGTATCTCCGTGATGGTATGACCAACAAATCGTGGAATTCTGCTCAGTGACCAAGCAATTCCATGTATGCTGATAGTAGCCGGATCAGGGTTTAGAGGATCTACCTGATGTCCTGTAACTGTTTCAACAGTGAGTGATTGGGCTGTTTCCATTTAAGGTTTTGACGTTTGAATAGAGGCTATTATAGCAAACAGTGCTACACTTCAAAACTATAATTTAGAGGTCTAGTCTACCTCTAAGCTCACTCTCTCAATAGATTGCTTTATTGCATCTGCATAGTCTAGGGCTGCCTGCTGGTCTATGAAATAGAATTCTGAACTGGTAGAAATTTTGCCCTTTATTAGTATTCTAGCAGCAGCGTACAGTCTCCACACTGCCTTGGTGAACCAATTTTTACAGCCAAAGTCAGATGCGTGAACCTCTGTTTGCACTGAGACTATTACATAGGGCGCCACCTGCTCGACATACACAAAAATATCATGACTGCTCTGAGGATCGCCACACCCACTCACAGCATACAGACGTTCTGCATCCTTGAAGCCTTCCCATCTACAGATTCCTACAGAAATATCACGCATAGATTGCCTTATTTAAAAGGGCACCTAATAGGTGCCCTTGATTTTAATTGATTCCAATCAACAGTGGTTTTTCTACTTCTTTTTGGATTGAATCTAAGAAAATCTTTAAGATTCCATCTTCCAGAGATGCCGTCTTGACCTCTATTCCATCTGCAATGGTAAATGATAGACGGAAAGATCTATTAGCTATAGCCTGCCTGATAATTTCTCTGTTCTCGCTTGAGGGTCTGGGTTTACTTTCTCCAGAGACAATCAGTGTGTTCTCTGATCTAAGATGCTCAATCCTGATGTCTTCCCGCTTGAATCCCGCCACAGCGAGCTCAATAGTATAGGAATCACCTTCTTTGAAGATATTATATGGAGGGAATGAGGGAGGTGCGGGGGTGCCTTTATCAAGGAGAGTATCTAACTCTGCAAACAGGCGATCAAAGCCCACATGTGAGGCGAGGAATGGACGAAGAACTGGACGTAAGGTCATGGTAGTACTCCTTCTTTGAAGCAAGTTAATTAAAAATGGATCCCGGAAGGCAATCCAAGAAAAAGAGATCCCGAATGGCAATCTCTACCCTTATTTATTCTTAGTACGCGTTCAAAAATTCAGGATGGGTTATCCTTAGAGATTTCTTTCTTGAGTGAATTCAGGAGAGGTTTGTTCTCGGTGAACTGCTCACATTGATTAGCAAGTGCAACCCAGGCATCTGACATGTTCTCTAGATTTTCCTGAAGCCTACCCGCAAGGTGCTTCAAGAATTTTTCAGAGGACATATTGGATCGTGTGCGGTCTAATTCTGCCTGTAGGGCCCTGCATGCAGCCTGATTTTTCTCTGGAATCTCTCTCAGAGCAGCACCGATAATCCTGCTGCGCTCTGCCTCAAATGCCAACAGATTTGAGGAAGCCAGTTTAGCTAGGTTGTCAAAATCAATCTTTTCCATTTCAATATCTCCTACGTAGGATAAGATTTAAGGATTTTTATCAATCCATAAGAGTATTCTATCACAAGTCGCGCAAGATGTAAACAGTAGATTGAAAAATTAGTCATCAACAATAAAAAATATGGGGCTCTGAGAGCCCCATATTAATGTATATTAAATGACTTAATTATACAGGAGTAAAGGTAGTGTCACTAGTATATTTAGCGTACCCTTTATATATTGCTAAATTGTCAATATATCCGGTCATGGGAGAATTAAGCCCACCAAAATGAGTTGCCCCTAGTGTTAAAAATTGACCTGTTAGATTGGCTGATGATGTTGTCTTAACAGAAAGAACTCCACCAACAAACAGCCTGACAGTAGAACCGCTACGGCACAGCGCAACGTGGGTAAATGTACCATTTGTTGCATTAATGGTACCAGTCAGGGCTGAACCACCAATGTGGAAATTAATTAACCCATTGAATTGACTGCTTGCGAACAGTATTCCTACGCCTGCATTTGATACGCTGCCACTTGCTGCCGCAGCAGTAGCAGTTATACTAATAATACCCCTACTACTATTAGATCCATTGGTGGAATTCAACCACATTTCAATGGTGAAGTCCCCAGTGCCAAATGCATAATCTGGGTTTGCTGGAGCGGTCATGTAAGTGGATGTGAAGTACATTGAACCAACGCCATATTTCTTTGAAACAGAATTTGATACTACACCAGTGTTTGCATTGAAATAAGCACTGCTAGATCCATATGCATCTACGATGCCACCGTCATTAAAATTAAGCAGCAGCGCTGTTCCAGTTGCTGCTTTTGGCGGTGAACTTGGAACAGTAAATGCGGCAGTATAGAGAGCTCTTCCTTTGATGAGTCGTACACCTGATAGGTGGCCATTCAATTTAGCATATGTGCTGGTCTGAACGATGCCAGCACTCCAATTACCAAGGCATGTCTGCAGCGATGTTCCGGCCCATATTGCTGTGGCGGAAGTTGCTTCTAAATTACCATTCAAGAACAAGCGAGTCGTATTGGATGATTTTACATGTGTGGCAGCTATGTGATTCCATGCGCCAAGTTTGACAGTTTTTACTGAAGTAATACCAAAAGAACTTGCTCGTGAGCTTGTGTTCCAACTTGTAAAACTTGCTAATCCTGCTGAAGAACATGTAAGCTGGAAGTTTTGGCTGCCGCTGGCTCCATCATCCTGCATGATGAGGTAATTGTAGTTACTTGCATTAAATGAAACTGGATAGAACCAGCACTCAATGGTAAAGTCTCCGCCAAGTAGCTGCGTGTTCGTGGATGCTGGAATAGTTAGATAATCATTCGTGCCGTCGAAATAAACAGATCCGGGCAATAAAGATGCTCCTGGTACTGTGGCTTCAAGGGGCCCCACGCCTACGATCTTAGCATCTCCTGCAACAGTAATAGCAAATGCATTACTAGAGTTGTCCCTGAATGTGTTATCCTGTAGCGTAAGTAGTGAAGTCCCACTTACAGCGGTTAGGGCCGAGGATGGAGGAGTAAAGTTGGTAGTATAGAGTGCTGTTCCTTTGACCGCTCGTACATTAGAGATGTAACCGTTGGCAGTGTCGGTCGTTACCGGAGATCCTGCAGACCAATATGTGCCAATCCCAAGTGGTGCAGTGGATCCATAGTTATTTGGATCTGAGTATGTAGAACCAGACTGCACCCCGTCAATAAAAAGTCGGGTGCTACCACTAGATCTGCACAAAGCAATGTGATACCAC